CGCTGTAGCAGAAGTGGAAATAGTTCCAGTACCAGCAGAACCAGCACCGCCGCCGGAAGCAGTGGCAGACCCAAAAGAAGCCGCAGGGCGTGTAGCGTTTGAATAACCAGTGACTTCAGTCCAGCCACTGTGCGAAGACATAGTGTCAGCAGCGTTGTAAGTAGGAGAAGTTCCGCCATTGACAAGCCCCAAGTACCAAGCAGCAGTATAAGCAGAACCAGCAAAATACTTATTCAACAAGTCAATCTTACCGACGTTCACCACCAAGTTAGGGAAATGCTCTTCCCATTTCAGGTTACCTTCAGAGTCGTAGCAGGTAGCGGTGAAGCGACCTGTAATAACCATATCCTCGCTGGCATTTTTGCCAACAGTGACCGAAGCGCTGGGGGCGTCTTGGACATTCAGTTTTTCGATGTTGCTCATAAAGTTCCTTATGCGCTCCGAATCAGCGCAGTTGAGTAAGTGTTGGCTGGCATGGTTACTGTAAACGTATTGGTGCAGGTCTTATCCGAGCCAAAATCAATCACAGCAATCGAAGCGTTGGACGCCGTAGCATCATAAATCAAAGCACACCGTGCCGTAAAGTTGGCGGGGTTCCAAACCACGTTGTTAAAGTTAACATAGGCTACGCTGTTTGTCGCATCGTAGCTGATCGTAACGCCCGTCATGACCTGACCGCCAGCGGTGTAGCCTGTGCCTGTAATCTCGTTGACCGAGGTGTACGCAGTGGTGGTTTGATTTAAATTGGCGTTGCCGTTGTAAAGCGCCATTTTGAGTGTATCTGAGGCAAGATTGAACTGACTGTTGTACAGACCAACCTTGAAACTCGTCGTCTGGCCTTGGAGGATTGACATCTATTACTCGACCTTCTGACGGTATTGACCACTGCGGTAGGCGTCTTGACGCTCGAGACCATCGCCCAGACGTTTGGCTTGTGCAAGCGCTTCGTTGTACTTGGTGTTGTACAACTGAACCAAATCTTGTTCACCCTTCATGAAGGTGATGGCTTCAACCAAAGCGCCATACAGCAATGCTGCATCGTAGTTGTCACCCAGCCAGGTCATGCCATTAGTCTGGTTCAGGCTGGCTGCATTGGGAACCGTCACCGCAAAACCAGCACCAGTAGTCAGGCTAATGGACAATGAATCTCCCACGGCATATCCAGATCCACCAGTTTCCAAACTTACACTGGTAACGTTACCACCTGATCCAACAACAATGTTGGCTGTCGCACCAGAACCGGTTCCGCCGGTAAGGGCTTGGTTGTAATAAGTACCAGCAGGATAACCTGAACCGGCAGCAAACAAACTGTTCAAGCTGGTAATAATTCCAGGGATGATCGATGGTGGATAGAAGAAGTAGTGCAGTTCCACACCGTAGTTCTGATCGGGCGTAGGGCCCATCATGAACGACAACTCATTTGGCAGGGCAGACTGCGGGCCAAAGATGGCGTAGTGAGTCGGGAACCCTGTCACGCTAGGATAAGGGAACGCTTCACGGATGAAGTTAACATCCTTGTTCAGCAGGTACTGATACGCGCCTTGGAAGGAAACAGTGCCGGAAACAGTTCCAGTATTCACCACGCTCAGCGTAATGCTTGTGCCGTTGATACCGTAAACAATCGCTCCAGCGCCAATACCTGTGCCAGTCACATTCTGGCCAATCGACACGCCGGTAACGCTGGATACCGTGATGACGTTCGTGCCAGAGGTCCCAGTAGCAGTCGTGCTAAACGTAGAGTACGCAGCCAGCGAATAGGTAGACAGATAGTCTGCTGGGGCGGATAGGTATGGATTAGATGAGCTTACCGTGCCGGTTACGTTCTTACGCAACGACGGGAACTGGATCTCGTTATAGATCCGCTGCTCTGCCTGCTCGATAAACGTGTTTATGTCTACCGTCGAAAAGGTATTCTCGGTGTAGTCTTGAACAGCTGTTACGAGCTGGTAGTAGTTCATGCCATCGGGCCTCGGGCAAAGATACCCTTGGTAGCCGCACCAGTGCCGCGAATTTTGATGCCGGAAGTTTTAATGCCGCCAGGACCAGGATCGCCCATGCTAACGCGAGGAACGTTAGGATTGGATGGCCCCAAAGCCTGCGCTTTCAACGTATTGGGATCAGGCACATCATTACGATAGCCGTCCAATTCATTGATGGTCAAGGCTTTACCATTCATTTTGTGAGGCTTAGCGTACTCTTCTGCAGAGCCCACTTCCTTGCCCATTTTTTTGTGAGAGAACTTGGCCATTATTTGCTCCCAGCTTTTTGGTTGTGAGCGCGGGCCAGGTTACGGCCAACAGCACGCATAGCTTGGCCAGTCACACCACCTTTTTTCAAAGTGATCTTTGTGCCCTTGCCGCCCTTGTGCTCTTGCTTGTCGTGCTCTTTAAAAGCCTTTTTGATCAAAGCAATGTCTTGTTTCTTGTCCTTGGCTTCTTCCTTGCGCTCTTCAGCTTTGGATTCGCCCATCATTTTCTTAGCCATGTTCTACTCCTAAGTAGTTGCAATCGTAACTGTACCAACACTTGTCACTGTTGCCAAGTAATTTGGCGTCAATGCGTTATCAAATAACCGAGATCCACCAATTGGATTCCAGCCCCACTGAATATCTCTTGACCCGCCTGAAGTAAACCCTTGAGCATCCAGGCCAGAAGCATAGTAACTGCGGTCAGGTCGTGGATTGCGCAAACCCTGCGGATCGTCAACAGGAAATTCACCCAAGTGTAACTGCGGTTGATCAGGATCCCAACAGGTTGGACAAACCAACAATTCGTAATTTCGACCTTTAATAACTTCACGACGCAAAACTTTTAACGGATAGCGAAAGTCACACCGATCGCACTCGGCAATTGCATTCTTACCTGATGCGAAACGGTTTCCCATTAGTAGCTGTTCCCGATATACATCTGACGGGGCACAAACCGCACAGCAGCCTTCTCGCGGTCTTCATCCGATGCCAACTGCCAAGCCTCATCGTATTGTGCTTTAAGGACCTGCAGGCGGGTCTGGGTGTCCGGAGCGGGTGGAAGCTTCAGGATCAAGTAATAGGCCAATCCTGCCACCATAGCAGGCAAGAACCGGAATGGGATGTCCATCACATTAACACCGTTACCGGCATCTTGTGTACGGCGCAGACGCCAATAGGCAAACTGGTACTGCTGTGAACCATCGGGAATAGGCCACACCGTCACTGAGGGCAGGTATTGGATACTCACTGGAGCGGCTACGGCGTGAGAAGCGGCAGTGGTGTTGTTCTGGCCACGGGCGCAAGTGTTAATAGTATTGCCCGAGATGTACTGATAGAAAATAGTTTCACTGTCGATCTGCACAAAACCGTAGGCGGGTAAGCCAACAGTCGATGTCAGCGTAATGGTCGTGTCAGTAGCCGACGCTGCGCTCGCAACAGTGATCGTAGTAGGACTTTGCTGGGCATCTTGACGGTTAACCAACACCTGAATAGGACGGGCCTGTTGCAGCTTGTTAGGCAGCGTGGCATAGGTCGATACGCTAATACGCGTAATGGTCAAGTCAGCCTGATTGCTGGTACTGTTAGCCTGAGTGCGAATAACGTGCTCAAGCAGGTCAACGGTATCGGAAGGCAGCGCGTAAGTAGACTGCCCTTGAGCCAAGGTAATGACACCTTGATCCATCGTCCACATGTTGATGCCACGATTAGCCCAGTCGGCAAACATCAGGTTTAATGACCGGCGAGCAGTACGCATGTCATAGCCAGAACGCAGCTCAGATCCTGCCCGCTCAAAAGCTTCCTCAATGATTTCGGTCAATTGAGGGTTGTAGACTGCTCCGCCGGAGGTAACCAAATTAGCCATGATAGTAATTCCTTAGCAGGTCGATTATCCCACCATGTGCGTAAGCCTCAACATCAGCATAACGGTCTTCTCCGCCACCACCACCACCATAAGAATCGCCCGGACCAAAACCACCATTTTCAAATGGCCCCGCACTGTAGTTATAGCCGCTAGAATTATCGCCCGTCTGAGTTGAAGCTAACGTCACAGTTTGACCTGTGTTCGGATCTACATACTTAATCGTATTTACGTTGTCACTAGCTCCTATTACCTGACTAGGCGTGTATGCAGTACCGTTAGCGTTAACAACGTTTTGATTTGCATCAACAAAACCAGTTGGGCTGGCTGGATCGGCAGTAACTCCAGTTGCAGTACCAGTAGCAGTGCCATTCGTGCCAATTGAACGAGTGGTAGCTGTACTTCCAGCAGCATTGTTTGCAGCATCTATTGCGGGCGTCAACGAAGAAATACCTGTACCAGTACTATTTGTCGTGTTAGCCGCTTGAACAACTTGTGAGTTGGCAATAGTGTTTGCAATATCTGTAGCACCTGTAAACGGTATTACGTTATTTGTATTATTCCCATCTTCTTGACCGGGAACGGTAATAGTCACAGTCCCTTGCTTGAGAGACGGATCGTCTACCTCTGGAACAGTAGGTTGATCTTGCCCGGGAACGGTAATAGTAACAGTCCCATTTTTAAGAGACGGATCATCACCCGGATTCGTTGGCGGACTAGGGGTAGGTCCGGGATCGGGTCCAGGTCCAGGTCCAGGTCCAGGCGGCGTCGGAGGGGGTGGAGGGGGTGGAGGCGGCGGCGGGGGAGGTGGAGGTGGAGGTATTGGTGGGGGTGGAGGTGGTGGTGTAGGACCCGGATCAACAAATGTTGGTCCTCCGCCACTGGTGGTAGATGCAGTCGTGGCCACTGGAGGAGCCGCCATGCTTAGCGCCTGGGATGAAAAGTTTGCGGTATTAGGATTGGCTGTATATGTCCAATCTTTATTACCGTTATTCATCCAATCCCGCGCAATATTCATCTGAATGTTCTGATGCAAAGCAGCTGCATCATCTGGATTCAAACCATTCTTATAAAGCGCAACCAAACCTGCTGGCTGGGCGGCAGCGGCAACTTGAGCCGGAACAGCAGCGCCACCAGCATCAAAGTGTTCAATTGCACCGCCATGAGCAAGAGCAACAACGCCACCATGAGCCATTGTTGCAGTTGAATCAATTCCAGAACTGTTATATGAATTCCCATCGGGCATGTTGCCCAATACATAATTTGGATTTGCCGAATAATTTTCGTAATCATTAGCACCATTGCCGTTTGTGCCTTGATTGACGTTGTTGGTATTATTACCACCAAACCCACCGAACTGTCCAAAGCCACCGCCGCCCTGAGGGCCAAACTGCGGCTGCTGCCCTGGCATCATCTGAGGTCCGCCTACACCACCACCGTATCCAGAACCCTGTGCATAAGGATTCTGTGGTTGCTGATTGCCAAAACCAAACCCGCCACCGAACCCGCCGCCATAGCCCTGACTACCCATAGCAGAGGCGTTATTATTACCACCTCCACCATTGATGTTGCCAATGTGTCCTGCTACTTGCTGGAAGTCCTGCTGTAGCGCGGCTAACGGGTCGTTGTTCATTTACGCAGACCTTTCAGGGTCTCAGCCAATCGGGCGCGTTGACCCAGCTTACCAGGCGCTTTGGCAGCTTTAGCAAGCTTCTTGGCGGGGATAGTCTTACCCTCTTTAACACCAAGTTCTTTGCGCAGTGCGCCGGGCTTCTTTACTGCCTCAGCGATCCAGTTTTTCTTGGTGGCCATTACTTGCTCCTAGCGGCGCGGATATTGTCAATCAAGTTTGGGTAAGGACGACCAGCCGCTTTGGCCGCAGCCTTGGCCTTTGTTTTCTTTGCCGTAGACAGCGCCTTTGGTTTGCCTAAACCCTTGGGTCTAGCCTTGTCCCAAATCTCGCCGCCCTTGGCATAAACCTCAACACGGTTCGGATCATCCTTGCGAATGATCGTCTTTTTACCGGGCATTTTAGACGGAGCAATAGCCCCCATACCGCGTGAAGCCATCATAGATCACCTTAGCAGAAAGTGCCTTTGGTAAGGCCGCGTTCGGCAATACCATCAGCGCGAGTGGAAGCAGTACCACCCTTAGCCATTTTCTTGGTCTTGCCACCCTTTTTCATGCCGGGAGCAGGAGCAGGAGCGCCACCCATAGCGCCCATAGGGCCAGGCATGGCAGGAGAAGCAGGACCACCAGGAACGCCAGCAACAGGAGCACCACCCATACGAGCACGTGCAGCTAAAGCAGCCAAGACCTGGGGATTCATTTGTCTACGCATTGTTGCCATGATAGCTCCTTATTTACGGGTCATGCCGCCGCCGCACATAGCTTCCACATGTTCGTGGTGCAGCTTGTGGCCAGAAGCGTGTTCTTTGAAATGGTGGTGGTGGGGCTTGTGGCCGTCGCCGCCATAATGTTTCTCAACATGATGCACGTTGTGATGGTGCTTAGGAGTTTCTTCCTTCATGGTCTTCATGTCTTCGTGTTTCATGTCAACTCCTTATTTGCGTTTGGCCATGCCACCGCGTTTCATACCAGTTGTGCTGCCAGCCATCTTGGGCTCCATTGCACGGGTATGACCGCGTTTTTGTACGGCGTGTTCGCCGTGCTTGAGTTTCTTTTCGCCCGCTTCGATTTCCATGTCTTCGGCAGGACCGCCCATAGCCATCTTCAAATGATGATGAGCCATAGCCATGTGATGTTTTGCTGTCAGTTTAGTCATATCGCCACCTCTTGAGAATTTATGGCCTTTATCAGCCGCGTTAAAGTCTTTTCCCACAGACTGTGGGATACCCACCTTTTTGGCGAAAGCAGCGTTATGTGCTACTGCCGCCATCAGATTGTGTTGCGCCTTGCTCTTGCTTGGCATCACTTTGCCCCTTGCTGAAGTAGCTGGTCAATTTTGTTTTCCAGCTTGTTAAAGCGAGAGTCAATGTGTTCAGTAATTTTGTTAAGCTCGTCATTGGTCACATACCCCTTTGCGATTTCCTCGCGTGTACGGTTGAGCAAAATCTCAATCCGCTTGAGATCATTGGACTTCTCTTTCAAGAAAAAAGCAACCATCCCCAGAATCAGGGATAAGCCGCTAGACCAAATCATGTTTCCGTCCATATTAGCACTTCCAAGCTTTTAAGGATTTGTTGATACGGCTATTCGGATCTTTTGCCGTCTTTGCGCTGGTCATTTTCTTCTTCATCCCGGTCATTCTGGCGCAAAATGAGTCTTTGCGTGACCCGCCTTCTGGTTGCGTGGGCTTCAGATTCATCCCTTGCTTTTTGGCGGAGGCTCGCCCCTTGGCGTTCAGGCCGCCGTTGGGGTTCTTGCCTTCTTTCCTCTGCCATGCCGGTGTCTTAGCCATGATTAATTACTGATTAGGTCAGATATTAAAATGCCGCCAACATTAATGCCAACCGTAACGGCGGTAGTAGTGCTTGGAGCAATTTGCCACTGAATGTCCGTGCCAGCAGGGTAGAAGAATGGTACAACACGTTGAATGTTGTATTGCTGCACAAACGGAGACTGCAAAATAATACGGCGAACCAAAGTTGCAGAGCTATTCAATTGGGATGGGTATTGAGCAATAGCGCGGTATGTGCCGTATGCTGCCGTATTTCCAGTCAATGAACTGTTGGCTGTAAAGCGTTCCAAGTACAAACCTGTATTTGCAGGTACGGTGTACACGGCCATTTGAGAAGTGCCAATACTTACCGTGCTGCCATTGAAGGTTGTGGTATTGATTTGTGCATACTCAACTGCACCAGATGTTGCCGCTTGGTTCTGGATAGTGATTGTTCCAGTGGGGTTTGCGGTACTTGCCAAAGCAACTGAAATATTGTTAATACGCCAGTATGTTTTTACTGTTTGCACCCCAGTCCCAGCTGTTCCGCCAAGAGCAATAACTTCACTGATTGCGTTGTAGTTACTATCTAACCCAATAATTTGGATTAAAACACCTGCGTCACCCGCCGCAGTACTTGCTACATACATTTGCTGAGGTGAAACTGGGTATACATAGTTTGTAGTGGGGGCATTTTCCCACATGGTTACGTATGTTCCAGCGGTTGTTCCGGTGACGCCGTAGCCAAAAATATTCAAAGGAACATGGTTGGCAATGTCAAAA